GGGAACTCATTGTAGATGTAGTACACGTTCGTTGCCGAGTAGCACGTACCGAAAAGGAAGGCAAGCCAATAGCGTTGTTCGACATTAAGCTCGAAACGGTCTGCGACATACCGCAGGGCGTCGTTGCTCGGGTCGATGTCTTTCGCCTGGGAGGACTCGACGTGGTATGTCAGGTAATCCACCATACGTTTTGCTCAACACCTTTCTTTGTCGCGGTCTTGCCCATTTTCGTCATCCCCATTGCTTCGTAAAATGCATTGCCCCGGTCGTTGTCCACATTGCACTTTAGCATTAGCGGACGCGGGAGTGCTTCAAACAATGCCCGGCCCACGCCCTTGCGTGTCGTTTCATTGTCGACGCCTATCTCATGCAGGATGTAGGCCGTGTACATTTTTGAGTACGAGTAGCGCATGAAGCCCCCGCCGTCAATAACAAAAAACTTGCTTTTGTTTGTCTTGTCAAGGTAGTGGTCCCAACTCCAAAAAAGGTTGAAGGAACCGATGTGTGCCTTGTGTTGCTTGTGGATCTTCTTAATGAAGTCCGCGTCGGTGGCTGTGGCTTTCCTAATCTGCATAGAGGGTGTCCGGTTTTAGTTCTCGTGGATCCAACGATGGTTCGGCCCTCATGAAAATATCCCTTGTCGAAGCAAAATAAAGCCCTCCTCGGTATGTTGCAAGCCACAAAGGCCGGTTGGTGTTTCGGAAGGCGGTCAGCACGTTAGACGAGCTTAAAACAAGCCCCGCAAAACTGGCGTTGCGTTCCTTCGTCCACTGCAACATTTCTTCCGGCTCGTCATTGCACAATTCGAGCAGAAGCGCACCGTCGTTGTCGCACGACAAAGTGACGTTGTAGGCCGCTTCCATTTGGTCTTTTGTACGCATGTCGAGGACACCGTTGAATACGAGTGCCGATGACTTGTTTGACAAAGGTTGGTTGTTGTTATGGTCCAAGTAGTCCCCGCTTGTCGAGTAGCGGTTGTGAAAAATAATGCGCGTGGCCTTGGGTATGTCAAGCTCGTCGAGGTCGTGTACTTTCTTGACCTTTATACCGTTGTCCACGTACGCAAGTCCAAAGCTGTGCAACCCACGGATCTTACTTTCACGCATAATGCGCTTGAGCAATTCGTAGTGCGCGGCTTGTGGCGCGTCGCACGAAAACCCGACGACACCACACATTACGTTAGCCGCGTTCCCTTTTCACGCCGCTTGGCGATTTGCGCCTCCTCGTCTCCTGTGCCGCAGTGTATCATATTCTCCCGGTAGTACATTACCAGCGAAACGCGGGTTGCGTCTTCGTCGATCTTGTGTATGGGGGTGTTGCCGTGCCATTGGTGAACGTCGGTAAGAAGCAGGTCGCAATTCTGCATATCAAACGCGACCCCCCACTTGGGCAATACGAAGTAGCCTCCCGTGTATCGACCTTTGCGAAGCACGACGAGGTTTCCAAAACCCTCGGCGAAGTCACCCTTGTCGGTGTGTACTGCCGTTTGCCAATTCTTGTTCACGGTTACAGTTGTGAACGCCGTGTTGTGAATTGTAAAGTCACTCGACGTCCCGTCAGCAACGGCCCTTTGCTTGGCGTAGTGTTCCGGCATGAGTTCCGCGTACTTGGCATCAACAAATTTGATGATTGGGTACGCCTTCTTAAACTTGTCAAACTCTTGAATGTTAAAGGCCGTTTGACGACAATACGGGAACCGCGCATTGCGATCGAAGTAGCCTATGATACCGCTATTCGCGGCCGCGTCCGAGGCATTCGTTTTCGAGCGCGTGCCGTCTTTCTTTATTGCGTATCGCGTGCTGTTGCCCTTTTCGTCTTTTTGTCCAAGAGAGCCACCACGATTGTTAGTGGGTTTTGCGGCTTTTTTCAAATTGAGATAAGCTGCTTCTGCAATGTTTGCCGGTATGACGCGCTTGCGAAACTTCGCAATGCATTGTCCGGTCTCCTCGTCGTACACATCAACGTCGGACGTGAACAGCTTGTTGTAGTCCTTGTCTGTTAACAACGTCCCCGAGAGCTTTTTGGTTTGCTCGTCCGTAAGTCGTGGACGAATCTTATGAACCTTTGCCATAGTATGCTTTCTTGACCACCTCATAGATTGTGTCCGTAAGGTTGTCAGTGCCATGCACCTCACGCAAGGCCAGTTCCCACTTTTTGAAGTCCGGCTCGGTTTCGCTGTTCATGAACAATTGAACCATGCGCACTTGTGAGTTCGGCACGAGGTCTTCGGGGTAGTCGTATTCCCCTGTGTCCTCAATGTCGCTTTCAAAGTTTGTGTCGTCCCACTTCGGAACATACAAACCCCAGTCCTTGAGGTCGTCCACTTCCCACTCATTCGCCAACATGTCCCAGTCCCATTCACCAAAACTCACGTTGTCCTTAACGACAAATTGGCTGTCTTTCGCTTCGTCCCATTCACGCACGTACACCGGCACTTCTTTAAGGCCGGCGCGCTGTGCCGCTTGAAGTCGCATGTTGCCCCCTAGCACCACGCCATCTTTGTCAATCACAATGGGCCGAGCTTCGAGCATTTCAGGGAACTCTCGTAGGCTCTTGACGAGCTTGTCGAGTTGGTCCTTGCGGATTGCGCGAGGGTTGTTAGGATTCGTCTTCAGGGTGGCCGTTTTCGCGTATGTCACGGGCCGTGTTGAGGATGGTTTCAAGGGCATTGTAAAAGTTTTCGTCTGCGGTTGCGAAGTCAATGAGGATGGCCCATGACGTTGAGGTCATGGTTGCGCACTCAAGGTTTGCCGTTTCGTCGTTGTTGTTCTTCGACGTGAACAGCACCCAGTCGTCGCATTGATTCAAAAGGCGTTTTGCCTTGCGGAAGGTCAGAGGTTTGTTTGTCATGCGCTACAAAATGATTCATACCGACGTTTCGTGTCTTTTTCAACTTCCATGAGATCGGTTAATGTTCGTGTATGATGCATTGCGGTAGCGTGGTCTCTTGACATGACGCGGCCAATAGCAAAAAAGGTCCAACCTTGGTCACGCAAAAAGTGACTTACCATTTTCCGCGCGTCTACCAATTCACGTTTTCGAACAGGCCCAATCACGTCAGCCCATTTTACTCCGAGTCTATTTACACCGCGTTGTACGCGATGCAAAGCCTCCTCTCGATTCATGTGGTAGCCGTCTTCGTGTGCAAGGTTTCCGACGGCAAGGTAGAAGGATTCACTTGGGATTGTTTCGTTTGCTTTCATTTATTAGTTTTTTCAGGGTTTGAACCATTTTTCGGTTGCACCCGCTACAATTTGAAGCCGGTTCATGGGTGCCTAAAACACGATTGTATATGTCTGCGAGGTCGCCATCGGTCAATGACTTCGGATCGCTTTTCACAATGTCCAAGAACTCCTCGACCTGTGTCAATTGTTCGGCAGTAATGACCGCATCCCACTTTCCTAACGGACACTCCGCCCACTTGAGGCGTGTCTTGGTCGGCATGTGGCACCCGCACAGCTTTGAGTCGGTAAACGCCTCAGTGACGAGAGGGCCGCAACTTTTGGTGGATCCAACAAAGTGCTCGCACTCGCGGCAGATGTTTAGACGGTTAGCCCTTGTTTGTGCGCTGACGATGAACATTGCGGAGTTTCGTTTTGCTTCGGTGTAGCGATTGGTACAATGTGGTGTGCGGTATGCCGGATTCACGCGCTACTTCACGGAGGTTGTAGCCGTCAAGGTAAAGCTGAAGCACAGTTCGGTCAAACCATGCGAGGTGACGAGTCAAAATTAGCGCGTTCTCGGCCTCGAAAGGGTCGCGCGTAGGGTTGGGGTTAGCTAACTCTATTTGAGGCGCGTCTAAGTACGTGTAAAGCGATTTGAAGGCACCTCGTGTTGACTCTGTCCACATGGCTTGTCGAAAGTACGCATTGTACTTGCCAATTGGCCGGCCTGTGCGTTCAAGTGCGTCGACAGTTCGCAGGTAAGTATTGTGGACCAGATCGGAGCCGTCCGAATGGAAAGCCCGAGCCGAGGCTACGAGGTCGTCGTAGTTCTTAACGAACCACTCGTCAAATCCCTTTCGAGCTTCTGAGCTCATCGACGAGGCGTTTGTAGTGATGATACATTTGTTCAAGCTCGGCGCGCGTCCACTTGCGCGTTTGCTTAGACTCGATGAACAACTCCTCGGCCTTTCCTTCTCCAAACTCAGCGTCGAGGTTGCGGGCAAATAGAAATTGCTCACCCGACCGAAACCCGTTACAACGCTTGCATTGAAACTGCACATTGTCTTCGTGCCACCGGGTAGACATACAAGCCCGAGACATAAAGTGGCCCGCGTCAACTTCAGACCAATGCCGCCTCGAATGACACGTATAGCAATTTCCGTGACCAGTTTCGTCGGTGGTGCGGAGCCGCACGTATTGCGAGAAAACCGCATCAACTTTTTTGACCATTGCCCCCCTCGGGTTCGTGGTCTTTCGTGTTCGGGTACGGGATGTGCTTCCACCTGCCACGTTCGTCTGTTTGGACGCGGTCGATTTCGATTTCCTTTGCAGCGGCTTCTTTCGCTTCACGGCGTTGTTGTGCGTATTGGTCGTACAAGGCTTTGACCTGTTCGTCGTCAAGGTTGTTGGGTGTTGCTTTTTTTAGCTCGCCCCAGTTGGCCTCACGACGCTCGGCTCGTTCGCCTTCGTACTGCTGAAATATAGACACAAGTTCAGGAAGTTTCAAACGCTCGTAACCGGGGCGATATTGGCCCGTCTTCAGACGGTGAAAGATGATGGCCCATTCTTCGAGCTTCATGGCCGGAAACTCAAGCCGCAAATGTTCGACCGCGTCAATGATGTCTTGGTCCGCTGTAATGGTGCGTGAATAGTCCAAGTACCGGAGCGTCTTCGCCACCATTGCGATGAGGGCGGCTTCGACCGCCGCTTGGGTTTGTGGGTTGTTGTAGGCGGCTTGGACGTTGACGCCCTTACTCCACGCCTCCACCGGATCCATCCGCGAGGCGACGGAGATGTTGCTCAATGAGTGAGCCGTCCGTTGGACCATTTGCTGTTGTGCCTTTGCGAGTTCGTTCATTTGTTTTGAATTGTCCTGTTCTACGAATCCAACCGCGCGCGGCGGCCTTCCAATCTTTGATGGGTTTGCCACGGCCCTGTGTCCAACCGTTGGCCGAGTAGTAGTCAAAAAATTGCATTGCATCTACTTCCTCAGCGCCGACGGCTTTGAATGCTTCAATAACCTCATCCAAATTTTGTGGGCGTGCCACACTCCCTTTAATTGTTTTTTTACTTGTTCTCTCTACTGTATTAGTAGGGGTACTATTCTTTCCTTCTGCCCGAAAGGTTTTTTCGGTCTGCCCGAAACTATCTTTCCCCCTGCCCGTAAAAATTTTACGGTCTGCCTGAACGACGAGGTGACGCACCCGACCATCAGACGTCGCTGTAATGTAACCCAACCCCTGAAGTTTTTTAATGGCCTTTGAAATTGTAGGACGGCTAATGCCATACTCTACTTGAATTGTTTCGTTCGACTTGTGGAAGCTCTTGCCCGCACCCGTGAACGAATCAATTTCAGCAAGCAATGCCTTCTCGACCAACGTCAACTTTGTGTCCAACCACACCTCAGCGGGGATCCAAACGCCTTTGAATTCTCGATCCATCATGGGTACGTCTGAATGACCCACCACCGCTTCTTCCAAGGATCCCATGTTTTGACGCCGTGATACGACCCGCTTTGCGGACCGGTGTGGTATTTGCTACTTTTCTTGTGTGAGTTGGGTGGGAGGGAGCCGTAGCCCCCTCCGTCAATCCAACCTTGTGCGAGGTTCTTGTCGCTCATGTGTGCGCCGTTGGTTCAATTTTTTCAATTTCTTCCTGACGCACCATCACCTCGCCTTGCAACTGCAGGTACGTGGTGTCCTTCGTCGCAATGATTTCGGGCGCGTGCTTCAATATGCCGCGAGGGTTTGTGCGAATCCAATTGCGAACCGTCACCACGGTCACCCCAAGTTCGTCGGCACATTTGTCCAAGCTCCCGAAGTGTTTAATAAGGTAGCCTTTCATGCCTCAGAACTTTGTGATTTCAAGCGCACCCCACAACCACTTTACCGTCTTTCGGGGAACGTTCGTGTACTTCGTGTATTTCGCCGAAGCTCGTGGCGCTCGGTAGGGCTTGAGACGTTTTTGTGTCAAGCGGAGGGCGATCGCCTTCGGGGTTCGTCCCATAACCTTGGACATTTCAACAGGACTCTTGTGTTGAGCGTGGAGATGCAACATTTGCTTCTCGTCAGTTTCGGTCCATCTTGCGTTGTGCTTGTTCATTTTTTTTCGTTTTCGTATTCTTTCATTTCTTCTAAGTCATCGGCAGGACTCGTCACCCTCTGCCAATGGGTGGGATCGAAGGCATAGCGAATCCCAAACTGCTCCTTGCCATCCCAATCGTACAGCATGTACCTTGGTTTGACTTCAGGCACCGGGATGTACCAGCAAATCAAGTACAGCCCCGGCTCTGTAGGTTCGTCCTGCCTCCACTTGAAAGGCCAACCGCTCACGGCTCGACCTCGTTTTTGATTTGACGGCGGGCCTCAAGCGCAAGGCGTGCATACTGCATGACCTGTTGGTCGTAGTTCGGCGCCGAATTGTCGCACACCTGCATAGCGACACCGACAGCCCAAGATGCAATAATGCCCTTTGTATTGTCTGAGCTGGATCCACCACCGCCCGCAAAGGGTTTGGGTAGGCCGTTGAACCCCGGCTTGTCGAGCTTTAGTTTGTTGCCGTGGTGCGTGCTAAGCGAGGTGTATTCGACCTCAGCGCCCACTTGCCATTTGTCAGGGCTCTTTGCGTTAACTACTCCGGACGCGCCGTCGTCAAGTTCAACGTCAAAGGCATACATGAGTCCGTGGCTTCCTTGCCACGTTGGGGGGTTTGCGGGTTCTATCCGCGAGATTTTGGCTTGTGCCATTGTTCAGGGGTTTATAGTTACGACCTCAAAGCCTTGTGCCTTGATGCCTTGAATTACTCGGTCTCGGTTGTGTTCGCCACGGAACCACCACCGCGTGTTGTAGTCGCGGTCTTTGTGGCGGGTGTCAACGAACAATGTGTAGCCCATTTCTTCCATGCGGTCGGGCTTAAACTGGCACCCGTTGTCGGGCATAAAGACGGAGGGCAACTCAAGGCTGTCCTTGACGACCGTCTCGCCGCTTTTCTTTTCGTAGTAGTCCTTCATGCCGCTTTCTTATCCAATTCGTACTGCTCAATCAAGTGCTTTGCGATCTCATAGTACGAAACATCTGCAAGGAATGCATTCGCATAGCTGCGAATCAAGTTGCTCATGTCATCACCGGGGTCGTTGGCATCCATGATTGCTTCCACGTATTCTTCCACCTCTTTTGTCATGGTGTATTGGATGTCTGCTTCGTCCTCCCCTTCCATCTCCTCCAGCATCTCGTTGAAGTAGTCGTAGTCCAAGTCAATGATTTCAAGGTTGACGCGCCACGTTGCGTAGTTCGTCCAGCCGTTGTAGGTGTTGTCGCTCATTTTGCGTGGTTTTCGATTTCTTTCTTGAACTTTTTCCAAATGCGGTCGTATTGCACCTTAAATCGGTCGGCCTCCTCAGGCGATTTGAACCAATGGCATTGCCACAGATAATCCAACTCCCTCTTAAACTCGTCCGCGTCGCGTTCGATAGATTTAGATGTGATATGCTGGATCCACTCGTTGTAATCCTTAGCCGGATCTTCCGGCATAATGGTGTGGCTGATGCCGTTGGGTTTTAGGTTGTCCATTTGTTTTGGGTTAGTCATTGAATTGGAAGTAGATGATGTTACGAATGAAGGCGTCGTCGGTGCCGAACTCTCGGCTCAAGGTTTCTTTCATTTCCTTGCGGTTGTAGCCGGCCTTGTACAAGTCCCAATAAGAAGCGCGTATGGCTTTCTTAATGCCGCCGTAGCCCTGTTGTGCAATGATGGCTTTGATGTTTTCAGGTGTAGGTCGCATGATTCGAAAATTAAGGGGGCACGTGGCCCCCGTTTGTTCTTACAGTTGGTCGTTAATGATTTCGAGGGCTTCCCAGAGTGTGCGATCCTCGTCGCTACCCATTTCAAAGGGGGAAACGCGGGTAAACTCCGACAGGAGGTTGTAGAGTTCTTCGAGCTGTAAAGGGTCCATACTTATTTGTTTTTGTTAATGCTTACGGCACTAATATGGGGTGGCAAATTTCTTTTCGCAAACAAAACACGAAAAAAATGTTTTGCGCAAAAAGAAGCCCCCGGCGTTCCGGAGGCTCCTCGACTGAAAAAACAAATGGTTCGACCACCTGATGGCCGACACGAATATACTACGAGGCGTCCCGTACTTCGACGCGGTAGTCGTCGCAGTTTTCCACGAAGCGCACCCACCACCCCCCGAGGGTTGGCGTGTTGAATCCCTTCTCGGTGGCCCACCCTGCAAAGCGGTCTCCAAGTTTTTTGTACGATCCAAGGCGCATGAGGTAGCGCGTGCGCTGTTCGAGCTTCATCTTTTGGTTGATGCGGTCCACGGTGACGGGGTGATACCACTTGTTGTGGTCGTGGCCCCTGACAAGGAAGTCGGCGTCAGGGAACTGTGCAAGATCAAGGTCGTTGTTTAGCACACCCTTTGAGCGTTTGGCGTTGCCGCCGTACCCGTGGTGATAATGCACGAGGAAACGCTTGGCGCTTTTCTTGCCACGGTGACAGGTCAGCCCAAGCCACCCCGCATAACCTCCCGTCTCTACCCGTCCCCCTGCGGCGTTGATGATTTGCGCCACGCGATCAATGGGGGAAACCATCATGCGCTTCTCGATGTTTGTCTCGTGGTTGCCGCGTGAGATGAAACGAATGACGTCCTTGTATTCTGCGAGCTTCTCGCCCACGTCTTGAATGACCTCGTCCACGTAGGTACACGCCTTGTATTCAGGTCGCAGTTCGGAGTAGTTGCCCCGAGGGTCGAAGCGCCCTTGCATAAGGTCGAACAGGTCGCCAAAAATGAAGACGCCGGCCCCAATGCGTCTCGCCTCCTCAAGGTGGCGGTGCAAAAGTGACCGGTCGCATTTGACGCTGTCGTAGTGAACGTCCGATATAAAAAGGAAGTTCTTGTCTGTGCCTCGCTTTTGAAAGTCAAGGTCGACGTGGTGAACCGTTCGGCTCTTTCTTAGTATGTCCACAATACGTTTTGAATTTTGTTTTCGTCCATGTCCGCGTGAATGAAGCCCTCCGCGATGCCCAGCCGATTAAATCCGGCGTCGAGCAAAGCCTCGACCATGAGGTAGCGTCGTTGACTGTTGTCTACACGCAGGTCGACGGCAAGGCCGAGAAGGTGCGATGACTTCGTCGAACCTCCGACGGCTCGATTGTGTGCGATTGTCCTCACCCCACTGGTCACCACAAAAGGAAAACCGGCAAGGTCACGGGCGTTCTCCAACGCTTCAATGACTGCCGGCTCCATCATTTCACCTGACCCCGGTTCGTCGGGGCTGTCGAATTCTTCGAGCTTGAAGTATTTGTACATTTAGAAACCTTTTTTGGCGAGCAAAATTTTGAGTTCCTGAATGCCTTCGACGCATTCCTTGAGCATGCCCTTGAGTTCGTTTTGGTCTGACTCCAAACGGTACACGCGGCCCTTCAATTTTGCCACCTCTGCGTTGAAGTTCACCCAAACCCCAATGATTGCAACTAAAGTTGGCACCAAAGTTATTAACGCTTCGTAGGTCATGGCTTGGATTTGGGCTTGGGTTTCTCTTTCTCTTGTTTGGCGAGCCATGCACGCAAGGCGGCCTCATTTTCTTTGCGTGTCATTCGTATAGCTTACGAGCTAGATCCGGGTCAATGCCTTCGTGACCGATGGAGATGGTCATACCGTTTTGGAAGTACGCCGTCTTTTGCGGGAACATATCGGGCGAGGTGTTCGACGTGTACTCCGGGAAGCTCGTTTGGTTGTGACACAGATATTCCACCATGCGCGTGGTGTAGAATTGTGCGTTTTGCCGTGCGTTCTCGATTTCGCGGTGCAGGTCGTCCGGCCCGATGGCGTTGGTGTTTTCAGCCGTGCGGATGACCAACCCCCCGTTGTCCAATTTGACGTACAAATTCGGCAACATCTCGACCATTGACCACCACGCGGTCGTCTTGCGCACGTACTCGTCTAAGAGGGTCTCGTAAACGCCCGAGGGGCCGCTTCCGGCCACGTCGCTCTTGAGCTTGTTCAAGAGGTCGGTGCCGAGGTACTGTTGGAGGTACTTGTCTTGCGCCAAAATGATGGCGGGAACCATGACCGCTTCCTCCACCGCGCCGTTGAGTTGGGTAATGCGCTTGAGGTAGTCGGGATTGACGAAAAGGACTTCAGCGGTGAGTGCCATTTATTGCGGTGTTTGCCAGTTCTTAGGTTGAAGGAATCCACGGTTGACCATGTCGCGGGGACGCTGGGCGACCTTAGAGTCGTTTTGCTTCATCGGTGGCAACCCTGCCTCACGAATGATTGCGCGGGCGCGGTTCACGCCGACTTTTTTGTTGTTGCGGCGGAGGTAGGTGCGACGCTCCCAAAAGTGCTGGCAAGACCCCCCACCCTTGTATAGGAAAAGGTCGTATTCACGAGCGCCATTTGGACCCCACCCGGGGTTCACGGCACGAGCTGAAGCGGCGTCGATGTCTTCCTTGCGCCACACCCGGTCGCCAGCGTTCACCATTTTTTGGCAGAAGTCGCGGCTGTCGTAGGGCTCGCCTGTTTTTGGGTTTGTTCCCGGCCCGCCCGTTTTCTTGGGCATATATGCGTACCGCACCTTGATAACTGCGTTGTCTTGCTCCTCCGAGGTGGCTTGCGGCTTGCCGCTTGGCACGGTCGCAAACGTCCACATGGCGTCCTGTTGTGCTTCGGTGTCGTAGTCCACGCGGCGGGCGTCAATCAACTCCCATTCGTCGCTTTCCTCCTCGCCCATCTCGACGAGGTAGTCGCAGGCGAGGTTCAAGGCGTCCGCGCTCAACTCGGTGTTAGCATCCGGGTCCTCGACAATCTCCGCGTCCGTTTCGACCACTTCAACTGTCACCTTGGCCGGTGTGTCGGCCGCCTCAAGGACGCTTTCAATAGATGCTGTCAAGATCCGTTGGTATGGCTTGACGACTTGCTTGTCAAAAAGCTCGGATGCGATTTCAAGCTCTTGGGTGTTGCCCAGTTGGCCCGCCGTCTTCACACCAAACATGGCCGAAGACACCACGCGGTGGCCGACCATGATTTTGTCCGACACCTCGGTCGAGAGGAATTGGTATTGCTTGTCCGCATCGCTCAACGGGAACGGCTCAAAGTCGGGCTTCCTGTCGGGTTGATCTGAGTACGTGACGAGGAACTTGCCGGCGTTGGTAGCCCCTGCAAGTTGGCGCTCGATGTCGTTGCGGATTTTGTGGCGCTCCTCCTGTGATGGCACTCCATTCTTGAAATGGATGGTGAACGAAGGTGCGAGGCCGTTCTTGATGTTGTTGATGTGGTACGTGCCAATCTCCTTGTCCAACTCGATGTAGTTGATGGATCCAACGTAGTCAGGCTTGGGATAGTAATACGATCCGGGTGAGAACGGCTTCACGTACAAAATTTGGTGAGGGTAGTCGTTCTTGTCTTCAGGGTTAAAGCACCGCACCTTCACCGGTTCAATTTGCTTGTTGCTCCAGTCCTCTGAGTAGTAGTAGAACTCAACCTTCTCGTCGTCGTTGACTTCGGCCGAACGGATGCGTTCAAACGGGCAGTGCTTCACCTTTTTGATGGAGGTACGCCCGAGGTTGTAGGCGATTTCCAACGCGAAGCCGCCTTGGATTTTTAGGTCGAGGCACGCCTTGCGTATCTCGTCGTCCAAACCCCACTCCTCCAACTTCAACCGCGCGTCAAGGGTGTCGGCTTTCACCCCGTCGCCAAATATCATGTACGCGATGGACGTGCAAAGGGCGTTGTGTGTGGCGCTTGAGTGGTAGAGGTCGATGAGGTACTGCGGAAACATATTGTCGTCCCCGTAGTTCATCCACCCTTCACGGCTTGAAGTTTCCGCGTAGCTCTTGGCCTGGTATTCTTTGAGTTGTAGTAAATCCATGTCACTCGTAATATACGACGTTGTCAGGTATCGAAATGGCCGGTGTACTCCATGCGGCCGAGGCTGTCACGCGGGCGGCTCCCGTTTCGCAAATGCCAACCACCGCGCCGTTCGTGGGGTCGGTGTTGGATGAGCTGTTTTGGCCGTACACGGTGTACGTGTAGAGGCCGGATTGGGTGATAAGCACCTCGCCGGCCGCATCTGCGTCCGTGGGAAGGTCAAACTTCGTCTCCCTTGCATTGTCGACCGACGTGTTGAGGACGGCCTTGTGCGTTGCTTCCGTGGCCTCGTTCGTCAAGACGATGAGGTAGTGCGAAAACGTGGCGAGGTACTTTCGCGCTTGGTAGGGCGAAAGGCTCACAACGTTGGCGGCGGCGTTTGGTGTTAGGTGTATCATGGTATCAAAAAAGGGGAGAGCCAACGCCCTCCCCCTCCTTTTGTAACTATAAACGGTCCCAAGGCTTTTTGGCCCGGTGTTTATTACGGTGTGACGTTGAAGGTGACGTCTCCGGCAACTGCGGTTGCCTTATCCAAGAATGGAGCCGGAATGGCCTCCTCGGCTGTAAACTCCAACGTGAAGCCGTTCAGGTCGCCGATGGCGGTACCTGTGGCGATGCTTCCTCCAGTCAATTCAGCGCCACGAATATGGCCCATGACAAAGTAGTTGTCGTTCATGTCTTGCACGACGATGGCGAGGCGTCCCTTAGCGAGGTTTTGCAGTTCGACAATGTCAGCGGACACCGGCTTGTTGCAAACCAAAGAAAGAACCTGTGAATAAAAGACCGTTCCGTTTTCGACCGAGGCGTTCACGGTTTGCGTGAGGCTCGACGTGTTCTTTGGGCTGACAAAGTCCTCAAGGGAGAGTGCCGCCGTGCTGTTGTCAATTTCACCGGCTTGGGTTGCGCCAACGTCTTCCCAAATGCCGTCAGAAAACGAACCAACCCACACCTTTTTCACACCTCCGAGGGCGTCGCGGCAAGGTAAAGACCGTCCTGTAATTGTAAGGCTACAAGCCATGATTTCAGAGGTTAGGAAGATGCAGGGGAGCCCAGTCGCTCCCCCGCGTTCTTCGGGTTAATGTTACGCGCTACGGCGAGAGATGGCGATGGAGCCAGCGTCCACAATCTGTGTGCCACCGCTGAACTGCATGATGACGCGAGTCACGTCGTCACCGGTCACGTCGCGGAGGTTCAAGATGCTCGCGTTCACGTGGTCGGTCAACAAGTCAGTACCGAAGTACAACTGGTTGGGATTGCAGAAGATGATGGTGTCGTTTGCCATACCTGCGGGACATACGATTGGGAACCCGAGGTAGGTCAATGGACGAGCGTCGCCCAAGAAAGTTGGCGAGAACGCCGCCGCAGAACCTTCAGCGGGCACGACGCGGTCCACCAAACCGGACATGGCGCGTTGCAACAAGAACAACGACTTCTTGCTCATGTAGATGACGGCGTTGCTGTCACCCTGCACTTCGCTTGGCGCGTTGTCAACGATGTCGTCCAACTTGCTCAAGATGCCAGTCACGGACGCGTTGTCAGCGGTGAAAGCGCCGATGGCGGTTTTTTCGTAACCGGGTGTCGCGTCCACGAGTTGGTGGCACAAGCCGTCAAAGGCAGTACCCAAGCGTCCGGCGCCTGTGTTGCCTCCGTCGGTAGGGTCGTAGTTACCACCCCACAAGTTGATTTCGACGTTTTCAGCAACCTTGGCGGCCACGTATTGGGCAACGTAGGTTGTAAAGTCAGCGGGTGCGGCGCTGTTTTGGCCGGACATTTGCATACCCTCCCATGTGGCGCGGAGGTCTTCGTTGCACACTTGCTCGTTGACCTTCAACGGGCTTGTTGCCAAGACAGCCTCCCCAAGGGTCAACTGGCCAGCGGCAGTAGTAAAACCACAGTCGTCATTGGCCTGAATGGCGGCGCCGGAGAACTTCCGGAGGACGGCTTTGCTGTGAACGTTTTGCAACACGCTCACGTAGTTGTTCGCGATTGTGTCTGCGGACAGGATAGCCGCCGCCACGTATGGACGGGCCGCCTCACCTGCGTAGGTTCCAACGGCGATGGACGCGTTGGCGAATTTGTATTGGCTCATTTCTGAGAGAATTTAGAATGGAGGGCGGCGACGCGCTCCGTAAGTGAAAGTTTCGACAAATCAATGTGCTCAGGTTGCGCCGTTGGAGTGGCGTGCTTGAGCATGGGAACGGCTTCGTCTTTCATTTCTGAAAGCTCGGCCTTTACGGCGGCCAGTTCCTCAACAACGGGGTCGGCCTCGGGGGCTTCCTCCGCTTTAGGTTCTTCTTTGGGTGCCTCGGGGTTGACGTCGGACATATCTTCCTTGTCTTCCTCTTTGAGGGCTTCAAACGCGGACTTAATCATGTCCTCCACCTCGGCACGGGTGACGTAAGACGGCTTTTTCTCGTCTTCGTCTTCCATTTCGATTTCGACCTCAATTTCGAGCTCCTCCTCGGTATCTTCCTCGGTGGCTTCGGGCTCGTCGGCGCTTTGCTCGACGCGATCTTCGTTGGCTTCCTCAGCTTCCGGCTCCTCAGCGGCCTTGATTTCTTCAATGGCGCCGCCCTCAGCAACCACCATCAAACGGCCGTCGGCCAATTCGTAGTCGCCAGCGGGCACAGAGATGCGTTCGCCCTCGTCGTTGATGATGTAGGCTTCAGCGCCAACGGCAAATTCGTCGTCGGTGTAAACGACGGTGCCGTTTTCAAGGGTCACCTCGGCGAGTTCCGTGCCTTTCTCCTCGCTGACTGTCAAGTTGACGTCAAATTTGTTGAGGATGTCTTGCACGCGTTGTTGGATGTTCATGGGTGTGCGTTTTGTATTAGACGGTTTGAAGGGGGCAATGCTTACGCCTCCCTTGATTTTTTTTCGTTTTCGGCCATGATTTGTACGGCGACCTTCTCAAGCTCGGACAAGTTTTCAAACTCTCGCACCTTTGAATCGGCCCACCGCTTGCCGGCTTTACCACCCCACAACAGGTACGAGATGTAGCCGCAGTCGTTCGGATCGCCGTTGTCATAGTACACTTCGGCACGAGCCAAGTACGAGGCCATACGTCGAATGGTTTCCCGGCTGAGTGCTTTGCGTTGCGCGAGCTGTTGAGCGCGCACCTTGCCCGTCTGTGTGGCGCACTTGTTGCCCTCACGCTCGTTGAGTTCGATGCCGCGCTTGGCGTTGTTCACCACCGCGTCCGGGTAGTCGGAAAACGTCTCAAGCTCTAAGGCGTTCAACACCGCGTCGACCACGTCGTAGCCCATTTCGGTTTCTTCCTCGTTTTTTTGCATCTTGTCGGCGAAGTAGCCCTCGATTGAGAACCCCTTAACCTTTCCCTCCTTTACCCATTCCTGCCAAATGGCTTCGTTGTCGACCTTAACGGCCACCATCCATGTACCGACCGGCACGTCAAGGTCGTACAATGCCGACTTGTCCTTGTCCTTGTCTTCTACTAGCCAAGATTCGACGACAGTCAGGCCGTTGATAGCGTGTTCGTGTTCCAAGGTGTGTGCCGTTTGTCGTCCCTGTTGCAAGTAAAGCTCGGCCGCACGTCGGACCGTTGACTTAGCGAAGTAGACGTAGAACTCACCCTCAGCGTTCTGACGATAGATCGGCTTGTCAGGGACAAGGGCCGGCCCCATGAGGATCCGCTTGTCGTTGTCGACCTCGGCAAATTGCACCTTTTGGTCTTTCAATGCCACAAAGTCCAACTCGATGGCCGGACGGTCCACGAGCGAGATGGCTTCAATGCCGAACACCTCGGCCTCCTCGTCAATTATTAGTTCCACAATTTTCATCCTCCGAGAGTTGCTTGGTCTTGGACCTGTTGGTTTGCTTGTTGTGCGTTGCTCACGTTTTGCGCGATGACATACGCTTGAATTGGGCCTTCTTGCCCTGCCCCACCACCCAAGAACCCGAGGTCAAGCTGTGGTGCCCCCCCAAACACGCCGCCGTTGCCGCGCAATGGTTCGCGGTCAGTCGTCTCGCTCAAACTTGTCGACTGAAATTGAGCGCGGTTGATGGCCGTGATTTGGGCGGCACCTGCCGCACCTGCGGCGGCGGCGGCAATAAACCGAGAGCCGGGGAAGGTGCTGTCCTTTGCGAGAGCGCTTGTGACGGCTTCGGCGGTGTTGGTGATGGCCGTGGCAAGGGAGAGGGCTTTGTTGCGCTTAAATCGCTTCCTAGCGTTCTCCTCGCCGTCTTTTGCGAAGGCTTCGTTGAGTTGGGCGAGGGCGGCAAACGAAGCGCGGAATAATTGCGCACGTATTTCGACCTCATCTTGTAGCAGGTCTACGGTGTTGTCAAACTCGTCGCGGCGTGCTTTCTTGCGTTTCTCCGCTTCGCTGATGACGATGCCCGTGGCAACCGTTTCCGCGTCCTTGCGCATCATCAAACCGCGTTCCTGCTGGTTGTTGACTTCATCAATTAAGACAACCTGGGCTTGAAGGGCTTCGTTGACCTCTCCAAGGCGTTCCAGTTGTAGCGCGTACTCCTCTTGCTGGATGCGTAGCCCCTCGGCGCGGATGGTGTTGAGTTTGTTGTTGAGGGTTGTTTGCAGTTCGAGCGACTCTTGCGTCAAGCCGAAGATGTTGGCTTCCAACTCGGCGACTCGTTCGCGGTCCTCTGTCGTAGTTCGTGATGAATCCAAGCGCAACTTGGCGATGGCGAGCTCCTCCTCGGCCTGTCGCTTGCGTTCTTCAAACAAACCGCGCTCCAATTCACCCGCACGCTCTGCGGCGGCCCCCCGTTCTTCTATGCTTCGTGTGGTGTCTTCGGCCACAAGGTTCAACTCCTTAATTTCGGCCCGTGTTTGGGCCGTTGCCACCGTTTGTTTGATACGCGCGTCCTCAAGGGCAATTTCGCGCTCTATCAGTTGGTTGTACAAATCGACTTGCTTGCCGTACTCGTCGTTGTTGTTGGACAACGCGCGGTTCAAGTCCTTGGCCGCACCTATAAAATCTCTTGAAAACAGCTTGAAGATGGCCCCGCCCAATGCCGACACTCGTTGCAACAGCACGTCCACGACGGCTTGAACAGGCGCAAAGGCACGCTTCAAGGCGCGGGCACCCTCCTCGGTCTTGCCGAATTGCCGCACGAGCTCCACGACCGCGATGACAAGCGCACCAATACCCGTTCCGATGACGGCGGCGCGGGTCAGCTTGAGCCCCTTGATAAAGTTCTTGATACCTGCGATGCCATTTTGCAGGTTGAAACCGGCAATGGCGTTGAGCTTGGCCGCCAAAAGGTTGGCATCGCCCGACGCGACGACGATGTTGTCGTCAAGATTTTCAATTTCCTTGCTGACTTGGCTCGTGTCCGTGTCAAACTCAAGGATGATTTGTTGCTTCGTTACGTTAGCCATGCCACCATTTTGTAGATGAGCCAAACAAACGTTGCGATGTAAGCAACGGTCAACACGACGTCCAAAGGCTGGATCCACCACATGGAGGGCTTGCGTGTCTTGGTTGCCACGAGCAGGTCGATGGCTTCAATAATATGACGCGGGTTTTCCATTTGCTTACGAGGGTTGAGCCTGTTCGTTGAGTGGTTTGCACAAGTTCACGGGAGTGACCCCGCCGATGGCTTGGTCGTTCTTGACCCACCGGTACCCGTACAACTCACAACACTCTTGCGACCCGTAGTCAGGCGAGGCCGACGTCGTGCCGTTGAACAAAATGTAGTTGAACTTGGTTGAGAGCGATGTCGGCGTGTCGGCGCATATAGCAACGTCGGACAGCACCTTGATACATTCGACCTGAACCAAGCCCTCCACGTTCGCGTCGTACGTCATTTTGAGCACACGCCACCGCGCCCCACGCATCCATATTTTGTCGCTGAACTCAAAACCGGCCAACTCCACGCGGTCGAGCTTGACGTGTAGCGTCATGATGCGGGCCTCCTCGCTGTACAACTCGGTGACGTATTGTGCCCAGTACTTGAAGTACAACGTGTCGCGGGGGTTGCATTCCATTGGGATAAATGCCGCCTCCATGCCGTAGTTGAGGTCCAACGATGTCAGCACGGGCAGGTCTACCGAATAATTTGAGAAGCTCGGGAAGGTCGTGAGCGTCTGTTCGACTCCGCTGTCGTTGCGTAAATACCACGTCCCAAAGTCGTTCACGAGGTCGTGGTAGTAGGCCAACATGGGCGGCGGGTTTTCAATGCCTGTTCCGTCCTGTTTAAGGCTTCGGTGAATTGGGAATTGAGAGCCAGGAATAACTGAGGTGATGTAAGGCGCAAAGGGCGTCTCAATGCGCTTGTCGCCCGTAGCGAAGTCGTTGTCTGCGTCGGTTACTTGGAAGCGGCCGTAAACACGGTCCAAACTGCTGTCGATGGCTTCGCTGAGGAAGTCCTTGCCGGGCTTGTGCGTCCATTCGTATCGCTTGGCCTGAAGGTCCGTTGTGGGCTTGAGGGTAATGTCGTGGTCGTAGTCGATGAGTTCGTTCCACGCCTTCTCGGTCCCGGCGGCCATGTAGTCCACATACGGCTCAATGAGCAGGTGGTTCTCCCTGTTTTTGTCCGGCACAAACACGAGGTTGAACATTTTTTGCAAACCCGTCACGAAGTCGATCTGCTTCACCTCGGGCATATTGCGGGCCACGTCTACTTCAAAACCGGAGAACGGGAAGCCCCCAATGATTTCAAGCGACGTTCGCACACCACCGACGGTCGAGTCGTTGCCTTTGATGACGACCCCAGAGGCATGAGCCCGGCCCTTGACCTCTACAGTGTCGCCACTCACAAGCACAAACTCTTGAAAGCCGGTTGAGCGATTGTTGGCGACGTTGTCAAGGTTAGCCGCTTCAAACAGAACTGTTGAGCCGTTTTTTACCACTTGAATGGTAACGTGTTCCGTGTGTGAGCCTTGGTCGTAGGAATACGTCAAGTTGGCACGAAAAAATCCCGTGTAAGGGGCCGTGAACTTGTTGGTCGTGTTGTTGAAGTTTTCGCCTTCATCAACGCCTCCGGTGGCGTCGTCCTCAAGGTCGAGAGTCGTTAAGGTAGACCCTGTGAAGTCAGCCGTTAAGCCGGCTCGTGCGTTGGTATTTTCCGCTTCGCTTGAGACAGGTGTCGGTGTGCCAACCAATCCGGGCAGGTAAATCTTGGCGAATGATTGAAGGCCAGTTGTTGAAAGGAATGTCGAGTCGAAGGTGTAGCCGGCAGTGGACAGGATTTTGTCCAACACGAACTTGGCTTGGAACATGGGCGTCAACTCTCCAAGGTACAAACCGTCGGCGGCTGTCCACGGTGGGCGGTTGTTGTCAAAGTCCCAGTTGAACCCCTTGTCGATGAGGCCGTAGGTTATTTCGGGGCCAATGCCTACACCTGACCACGAACCGGTGACAAAGTTGTACGTGAGGTCATGGTTGTTGGCGCTAAAATTCAAGTCGGAGAGCATCCCGTCACCGATGGCCGTCTTGAGGTCCACCGCACCCGCAAAAAACACGAGCTCGATGTCCGCGTACTCTTTCTTTTGGAGGTAGACGGCTTTGACCTGCACAAACCCGCGAAGGATAGACACGGAACCCGAAAACAGCTCGGCCGCTTTCTTGGTCTTGAGGTTGACGCCGCCCGGGTCGCTCATGTCTACCGGCCCAAAGACGTCCATGTTCTTGGCCGTACCCGGCACCCTGAAGGTCTGCGAGAACGAACCGACCGGGCTGTTGATGCCCTCAAGGTCGGAGAACTGAACCGTGAGGTTGACCGCCTCGTCTTGGTAGAGGTCGAGATCAACGTCGGAAACGTTAAGCCTCAGCATCGGACCGGGTTTGCGTCTTCAATCGCAAGCGATACCCGGTACATTTTAGACCCCGCCGGTTCAATGACGAGGGAGTTGGTGTCGACCACGCACGGCGCCCAAGCGTCGGTGCCGTATCGGTAGTAAACCAAGCGCGACCTCATGCAAAATTCCAAGAGCGCACGCTCCTCCGCGTTGAATTGGTCGTGGGTCAAGGTAAACCGAATCTTGCCCTCGTTGTGGAAGGTTGTGTTTTCACGGTCCCAAGTGTTCCAAGTTGGGGAAGTGCTTTGCCAAGTGACGGGGTCCTTGCGGAACCGCTTCTCGTTCTTGGTTATGGTCTTGGGTGCGCGTGCATCAAAGCGCAAGCCGTCCCACCCTCCGACGCTGTTGGTCCATGCCAGTTGGACGGGCTGGTGTTTAACGGGTCGGCAGTCCTTTCGGATGACGTACTTGGCCCCCACTTGCGTGTTGTTGTACGCTCGTGGGATTAACTCGATGTAGTCCCAGTCGTCCGACCAATCCGAACCAAACAACGCCTTCACGTTGACGGGTCCGCATGGAATCCAGTATTGATTTAACCGGTAGGTCGTAGAATTTGCAAGGGTGAGCGTCTCGGTGTGGATGCTTGTGCCATCGGCTTGGAACGCCTGCACCGTCACCCGTAGAAGGTAACTGGTGATGCCTAAGTAATACCCCATGACAATGCTCACGCGCCCCTCGTCCTCGTCGGCCATGTGTCGCTCGATGACTTGCGAGTTGTTGGGCAGGTCGGTATACCACAACTTGGCCGTGTTGCTTAATGAGTCGGCGTAGTATTCCGCGAAGCTCGGGTGTTTGCCGTCCTTAAATTGCCAAGCGCCACCAACCAAAAACTTGACGGCCGAGTCGTCGTTAAGGTCTTCAACGCCGTTGTAGATGCCACCAACGCGAATGGTGTACTTTTTGACAGTTCTGTCGGTTGACTCTGCGCGCTCGTTTTGGTTGTGCCCTGTCATAGCAAAGCGGTCGGTGCCTTGAAATGACAACGTAGCAGGGGGCAAGAGGCGATTGCTTACGATGTCGCCCAAGTCGAAGACGCCTCGGTTTTGTTCGTTCGGCGTGATGTAGACCTTGGCTATCTCCGGCCCTTGCGATGAGGTGCTTTCGCCTTCAAATACCTGCACGATGTAACG